TCAATTACAAAAGACACTCAAGAAACCACAATAATGGGTAATACAGCAAAAACTTTTGTAGGTGGTCTCATTTCTGGTGAAGGTTCTGCAACCCTTATCTATGATAATGCTGGCAACTCAGATTATCTTGCATTTGTTGAAGATGTATTAACAACAGGTGATGCTGGTGATGCATTGTTTGAGTTATTTCCAGATAGTTCTGCAAGTTCTAAAAAGTTTGGTTTTAGTGGGATTATTACAAACGCTGAATATGGAGCAACACTTGGCGAAATCCAAGAGATAAACATCAGCTTCCAAGCAACAGGTGCTATTACCTCAGATATATAGTAAATTAAAGTAATTATATAAATTACATATGTCATCAAAAAGAACCGTTGACCTTATTACCGAAGCTTTCAGCGAGGTGATGAGTAACAGAAGAAAGTATGAACTTAAAAAGCCCAATGGTGAACTTTTAAAAGAATTATATTTTCCACCTTTAACTAGATTTGACAGAATGCAAGCCCAAGCCGCAACTGGTACTGATGATGCGTTAGCAATATCTACTAGACTACTTTGTCAACTTGCACAAAATGAAGATGGCACAAAAGCTTTTCATTCTGCTGACGCTGAGAATTTAAAAAGATTTTTACCAGAAAAAGTCCTCAATGAAATTGAGTTATTTTTATTTGAAATAAATTTAGATATTGATACAGCAAAAAAAGATTAAGGAGAAATAACTGGCTTAACTTTGAGTTGTTTCTCGCAACTGAATTAGGTAAAACATTAATTGAATTAAGAAAAAATATAACTGAAGAGGAATTGATTTATTGGGCTGCTTATTACGAAAATAAACATGAAACTGAAAAAAAAATGCATCAAAGAGCTAAAAACAGGTAGTATATAATTAATTGATTTTTGTTTTACTTAAGTGGCCGAAAGTATTGTTACCTTAAGAGTTGAAGCAAGAAATGCAATATCATCTTTAAATCGTACTTCTGCAGCTACAAAAAAATTATCACAGTCAGCAAATGGTGCAACAGCATCTTTAACAGCAGCATCAACCGCAGCAAAAGGATTAGGTGCATCATTAGCTGCTTCTCTTGGTCCATTACTTTCTATAGGTGCTGCTTTTGCAACTGTAAGTAGTGCAATAGGAACTTTTACAGCAAGAGAAAGAGATATTGCAATACTTGCTCAAGGTTTACAAAATTTAGATGCTGGTACTGCACAATTAAATGAATTACAAAAAGCAGCAGACAGATTAGGCAACCAAACCTTATTTAATCAAGAAGAATTTACAAGAGGTTTTAACTTATTAACAAGTTTTAGAAATATTGGAGTTGATTCATACGAACGTGTAGCACAAGCAGCAGCAGATATTGCACAGGTTAACCAAGTTGATGTAAGTACTTCATTTATGCAATTAGCAAAAGCATTGCAAGATCCTGAAAGAAATCTATCCAACTTAAATCGTTCTGGTATTGCTTTTACTAAGCAACAAACAGAAGTAATAAAACAATTAATGAAAACAAATAAAACGGCAGAAGCACATGCCATGATTTTAAGTATTGTTGAGGAAAGTTATAATAAACTTGCACAAGCTGCCGCTGAAGGATTTGCTGGTAATGTTGATTCTTTAGGAGAGGCTTTTCGTGATTTTTCAGAGACGTTAGGTAAAGCACTTGAACCTGTTTTAATTTCTATAACTAAAGGTTTAACAAAACTAATAAAAGCAGTTGATGATTTATTTAATTCGCCACTTGGACAAACTGCTGCTATTTTTGCTGGTATTGCTTTGGCAGCAAAAGGTGTTGCAGTAGGATTACCATTAATTGCACTGGGATTACAGAAAGTAGCATATGCAGGTGGTCTTGCTGCTGTTGCACTTAATGCTATACCTTTTGTTGCTATAGCTTCAACCATTGGTTTTGTTACGACAGCTTTAATTAAAAAAAATAAAGAACAAAAAAAATATAATAAACTTGTCGAAGAGGGTGGCAGGAAAGAATTAGAAGTAGAGAAAATTAGACTTGAAAGGGAAAGAGATAATTTAACAAGACAAAAACGTGGGACAGGATTACTACAAGAAAGAATAAGGCTATTAGATGAAGAAATTGCAAAAATTCAAGAACGCATAGATTTATTAAATAAAGAAAACAAGTTACAAGATGAAGGTAAAGATAAAATAAAGAAAAAAGAGGAAGCAGCAGAAAAATTAAAAGAAAAATTCATGGAGATAGGACAAGCTGTAGAGCAAGGAATTGTTGATAATCTTACTGATGCTGTTATGGGCACTAAGACATTGGCAGAAGCAGCTATAAATGTTTTAAATCAATTAAAAAGAAAACTTATTGAGCTAGCAATACAAAGGGCTGTTTCTGGAATAGGTAATTTTATAGGAAATGCACTTACAGGTATTTTTACTGGTGGAAGAACGGGTGTTTCTGCCGATTCTGTACGTTTAGGAAGGGCTGCATCTAAAGCAACTGGTATTCCAATGAGTTTAGAAAAAGGGTCATTTAATATTACAAAAAGAGCAGTAGGTGGACCTGTATCTGCTGGTGGTTCTTATCTTGTAGGGGAAAGAGGTCCAGAACTTTTGCAAATGGGTTCAAGAGGTGGCAATATTATCCCAAACAATGCAATAGGTGGTGGGGTAACAAATATGATTACAGTAAATGTTGATGCTTCTGGTACTTCTGTTCAAGGTAATGGTTCTGAAGCAGATCAACTTGGACAACTTATCGGTGGTATAGTTCAAGCTACACTTGTAGAAGAATCAAGGGCTGGAGGTTTACTAAATAGATAATGGCTACATTTCCTTCAATAAGTCCTGTTTATGGGATGAGAAAAAGAAGCAAACCTAAAATTAAGGTTTCGCAGCTTGGTGATGGTTATGAATTTAGGGCTTTATTAGGGCTTCCATTATCTCAAGACCCTAAAGTATATGATCTTACTTTTAACGTGTCTGAGACTGAATCAGATGTCATTGAAGCGTTTTTAAGAAGTAGAGTAAACGATCAGGCAAGTTTTACGTTTACACCACCAGCAGAAGGCTTTACAAAAACAGGCACATATTCGCAAAGCACCACAACTGTTACTATTGCAATAACATCTCATGGAGTTGCAATCGGTGATATTTTAACTATTGACTACACATCTGGATCTGCAACTGATGGGACTTTTGCAGTAGCTACCGTAATCAATGATAATTCTTTTACTGTTACAGCAGCTTCAAGCGCGACTAATAGCGGCAATGTATCAATCACGTTATCTGGTGCTGGACAGTATGTATGCGATTCTTGGACAAAATCAATTCCTTATAACAACAGAGCAATTATAAATACTACTTTCAGGGAGGTTTTTGAACCATAAATGGCTAACCCTACACCAGAGTTACAACAACTTACAAACAAATCAATAATTGAGTTGTTTTCTGTTGAATTAAAAGCTGATGTTCATTATGAATCTACAACGTTATCTAACACTTACAATCAAAGCAATAGCACAGACATACAATTAAACCATGCCACTCACGGATTATCTGTAGGAGATATTGTAAGTATTGATTTTACAACTGGAGGTGCAGTAAGTGGAGTATATACAGTTACAGCTACTGCCAGCACTTCTTTTACAGTCAAATCAACTGTCTCAGCCACAACAAGTGGTTTATATTCTATTAAAAAAAATACAAATGCAGCAAATCCTACCGTTTATCTTTTTCATGCTGGCAATAATATGAAAGATAGTGGCGACATAATATGGCAGGGTAACACATATACCAGAATGCCTTGTAAGGCAGAGGGGTTTAAATATACAGGCAAGGGTAAGCTGCCAAGACCGACAATTAGTTTCTCAAACTTATTAGGTACAATCACAGCAATAATACAACTAACAAATAATGCTACAATTCTGCCATTTACTGATCTTGCTGGTGCAAAAGTTACACGCAGAAGAACACTTGCAAGGTTTTTAGATGAAGAGAACTTTCCATCAAATGTAAATCCATATAAAGTTGGCTCTGTTGACCCTACTGCTGAAATGCCACAGGAAATTTATTTTATAGATCGTAAAGTTATAGAAAATAGAGATATTGTACAGTTTGAATTAGTTTCAACTTTTGATTTAATAGGTATAGCTGCACCCAAAAAACTTGTTACAAGAGAAGATTTTGCTGGTGTTGGTACATTTGTTAATTTCTAATTATGAGTTGGAAAGAGTCTTTTAAAAAATATGCAAAAAAACAAAGCCCTAATGAAGCCTGTGGCTTGCTTGCAATAATAAAAGGGAAAGAAACTTTTTGGCCTTGTAAAAATTTGGCAGAAGGTCAGCATGAATTTTTCATGCTAGACCCTGATGATTGGGCAGATTGTGAAGATACTGGTGAGATTATGGGTGTAATTCATAGCCACCCAAAAGGAGCAGCTACACCATCAGAGACAGATAAAGCAGCTTGTGAGCATTTAGGTTATCCATATTACATTTACAGTATTGAACATAATCATTGGGAATGTTTAGAACCTTCTGGCTGGAAAACACCTTCATTAATAGGACGCAGATTTATATGGGGGAAACATGATTGTTGGTCGATTATTCACGATTGGTATAAAGAAACAAAAAATATTGATTTGAAAATTTGGAAAAGACCAAAAAGAATAAAAGATTTTTTAAATAATCCATTATTTGAGAAAGGTTTACCAATAACAGGATTTAAAAAACAACCTACAAACAATAATGTGCAAGTTGGTGATGTATTGTTGTTTAGATCGGTTACAGGTAATTTAGATCATGTAGCAGTTTATATTGGCGATATGATGATTTTGAATCATAATATAAAAGCTTTGAGTTGTAGAGAGCTTTTTGACTTAAGATACCAACAAGCACTTAATGGGGTATATAGATATGAACCTTAAAAAAATAAAAGTATATGGAAAATTAAGGCAGTTTTTAGGCCAATCTTATTTTGAAGCTGCTGTGAGATCTCCACAACAGGCAATAGCTTTTTTAAAGGCAAATTTTGAAGGTGTTGAGAAACACATGAATGACCAGTTATATAAAATTAAGATGGGTGGTCGTGTTGTTACAGAAGAATTTTTAACAATGTCAGGTCAGGGAGATATACAGATAATTCCAGTTGCTACTGGTGGTCTACCATTTGTGATAGGAGGTGGATTAATTGGTTTGGGAGCTTATGCATCGACTTTTACTTCTCTAACTTTTATTTCTGGAACTTTAGCTACAGCTTTAACAACTGTTGGAGTTAGCATGATCGTTGGTGGAGTTGTCGAAATGATAGCACCAACACAACCAGCATCTAATATATCTCAAGTAGGTGATACTGATCCAAGTATTAGAGGCTCTTACAGTTTTAGTGGTATTCAAAACGTGGCAAATGCTGGCGTTCCTATTCCTATTATTTATGGAAGTGTTTTTACAGGTTCAGTTATAATTTCAGCAGGGTCTGATACAGCACAAGTAAA